CAACGAGGTGGTCGAGGACGAAGTGCCGGAGCCGCCGAAGGTTCCGGTCACGAAGCTGGGCGACCTGTATCAGCTTGGCGAGCATCGGCTGTTGTGTGGGGATTCAACGAAGGCGGAAGACGTGGAGCGTCTGTTTGCTGGCGGCAGGGCAACTTTGCTGTTTACGTCGCCGCCTTACGGGCAGCAGCGAGACTACGGCGCAGCGAAAGAGAAGGTTCAGGATTGGGACGGGTTGATGCAGGGAGTTTTCCAGCACGCGAAGACGGTGATGGAGCCGGACGGGCAACTGCTGGTCAATCTCGGTTTGATTCATCGAGACGGCGAGTGGATTCCGTATTGGGATGGGTGGATTGCTTGGATGCGAGAGCAAGGCTGGCGTAGCTTCGGGTGGTACGTGTGGGACCAAGGATTCGGATTGCCGGGAGATTGGAACGGCAGGCTCGCACCTTCTCACGAGTTCATTTTCCACTTCAATTTGAAGCCGCGGCGACCGGAAAAATGCGCTGACAAGAAGCCGGAGAACATCAAGTCGCGAAAGAGTGGAAGCAGCACCATGCGAGGTAAGGATGGTGTATGCAGGGAGTTCACGAACCCAGGGGCGAGCGCACAAACGCGAAAGATTCTTGACTCAGTGGTTAGAGTCAACCGCATGGCAGGTGGACACAACATCAAACACCCTGCGATTTTTCCTATTGCATTCGCGGCAGAGATGCTCAAGTCCTGGCCCGGCCTGGCCTACGAACCATTCTGCGGCAGCGGCACAACCATGATCGCCGCCGAGCAACTCAACCGCCGCTGCTACGGCATCGAGATCGACCCAGCCTACTGCGACGTTATCGTTGAGCGGTGGGAGAAGCTGACCGGCAAGAAAGCGGAGTTGGTGAAATGAAAGGACGCAAGCCAACGCCGACAAGCCTCAAGATTCTTGCGGACAACCCAGGGCACCGTCCCATCAACAAGAACGAGCCGAGCGGCGTTGTCTCGATTCCCGAACCACCGGCACACCTGAGCGACACGGAAAAGGAAGTCTGGAATCGATTCGGCGAGACACTAAAGAACGCGGGCATCCTAACCAACCTGGACGCGATGGCATTCGAGGTTCTGGTTCGGGCTTACGTGGCGGCAACGGACGCTGCCAGGAAGGTCGCAGAGTTCGGCCCGGTCTGGGTGGAGAAGGGCGAAGGGAAGATTCCGAAGTTCGCGTACAGCCCCTATTGGGCTGTTCAGAATCGAGAGGAAAAGAAGTTGGTTGCGTTGCTGGCGGAGTTCGGTTTGACGCCGAGCAGCCGAACGCGAGTGAAGGTCGAGGATTCCATCAAGAGCAACAATGGTAAGTCACGTTTCTTCAACGCTTGAGCAGGTCTGCCGCACTGGCATTCCTGGCTACGATCCGTGGGCTACTGCCGACGAAGGCATGTGGTTCGACGGTGACGCTGCGCAGAAGGCGGTGGACTTCTTTCACGAGTGCCTAAAACATCAAGAGGGCGAGAAGGCGCTTAAGCCGCTGCTGCTTGAGCCGTGGCAGCAGGCGATCATCGGGAACTTGTACGGTTGGAAGATGGCGGACGGGCGACGCCGCTACCGAGAGGCGTTCGTCTTTGAACCGCGCAAGAACGGCAAGACCACGATTGCAGCCGGCATCGCGCTCAAGGCGCTGTTCGCTGACGGTGAGTACGGAGCGCAGGTCTACTCGGCGGCCGGTGACCGCGACCAAGCCAAGCTGATCTACCGCCAAGCCGCCGGCATGGTGCGGAGTGACGAAGAACTGAGCCGGATGGGGAGGGTTTACCAGAACGCGATTGTCTTTGAGGAACGCAACTCGTCTTACAAGGCAATCTCGCGCGAGGCTGGCGCTGCCCACGGGCAGAATCCGCATTGCGTGGTGGTCGATGAGTTGCACGTCCAGAAGACCCGCGACTTGGTGGACACGCTGCACACCGGCATGGCGAATCGACGCCAGCCGATGATCGTCTACATCACCACCGCTGGCTACGACAAGGAAAGCATTTGCTACGAGAAATACGCCTACGCGTGCAACGTGCGCGACGGGCAGGTTCACGACCCGTCGTTCATGCCGGTGATCTACGAAGCCGGTGCCGACGACGACTGGAAAGACGAAGCGACCTGGCTGAAAGCGAATCCGAACCTCAACGTCAGCGTGTCGTTGGAATACCTCCGTCGCGAATGCCAGCGGGCGCAAGACATCCCGGCATATGAGAACACGTTTCGCAGGCTGCACTTGAACCAATGGACCGAGCAAGACGTCCGCGCGATCCCGATGGACCAGTGGAACGCGGCGAAAGAAGATTTCAACCCGGAGTGGTTCAAAGGCGAGCCGTGCTACGCGGGATTGGACTTGGCGAGCACGCAAGACGTCAACGCGCTGGTGCTGGTGTTTGAACGCGAGGACAAGATTTACTGGCTGCCGTTCTTCTGGGTTCCGGAAGGCGCTTGCAAAGACCGGGAGCGGCGGAATAAGACGCGATTCGATAACTGGATTCGCGCGAAGGCGATGCTGCAAACCACCGGCAACATGACGGACTACAGCTTCATCCGCCACAAGCTGAACGAACTCAAGGAAATCTACGACATCCGCGAAGTAGCCTACGACCCGTGGAGCGGCAGGCAGTTGGCGATCCAGCTTGCCGAGGAAGACGGCTTCACGATGGTCGAGTTTCAGCAGGGCTACAAGAGCATGTCGGAACCGACGAAGCAGTTGCTCGGCTTGCTGGCGGATGATCGCTTGCGGCACGACGGCAACCCGTGTTTGAACTGGATGGCCGGCAACTTCGCGGTGGAGACGGACGCGGCAGGGAACTTGAAGCCGTCGAAGAAGAAGAGCACGGAGAAGATCGACGGGATTGTCGCGGGCGTGATGGCGTTGGGACGCATGATCGCCGCGCCGATGGAACAACCAGAGCCGAGCGTCTTGGCTTGGTGAACAAAGGAGAGGAAACATGGCAGCACTTGCACCACAAGAAATCGATGACCTGAGTGTGGCGGTCACGCTGACGATCCCTGCTGGAACGCAAAGCGCAATCATTTCGGTGAGCGGCGCAGGCGTCCGGTACTGGCTGAACGGCGACACTCCGGACGCCACGAGCGGGCTGTTCATCGCGGCCGGCGGTTCGGTGGGCATCAACCGCAAGCAGGGGCTCGATGCCGCGAAGTTTATCCAGGCGGCGGCGACCGCCACGATGGACGTTCAGTACCAAGACCGCGAACTGGACGAGTAGGCGAGCGTCGAGGTGGTTTCGCATCGGCACTATCACAGAGAAGTGAGCAGGCATGGTCAAGTCGTGGTTTCAGCGATGGCTCGGAATTGAGCAGCGCTCCGAGGGATACGGCGTGAGCCGGTTCTTCGAGATGCTCGGCGAAAGCGTGCGGTCAAGCTCCGGCGTGACCGTGACGCCCGAGTCCGCCATGCGCATTGCCGCCGTCTACTGCTGCGTGCGGCTGTTGTCTGAAACGGTGGCCCAGCTTCCGATCCAGGCGTACCGACGTCGGCGCGATGGGTCGAAGGAGTGGTTGCCGGACAATCCGCTCTGCGTGACGCTCGCTCGCCAACCCAACGGCTGGCAAACCAGCTTTGAGTTTCGCGAGATGATGATGGGCCACCTGCTGCTGCGTGGAAATGCCTACGCGCAGATCGTGCCAGGCGAGCGTGGTGCGACTACGGAACTGTGGCCGCTGCGTCCTGACCGTATGAAAGTAGAGCGATTGGAGAATGGCCGGCTCCGCTACAAGTACACGCTGGAAAGCGGAGCGAGCGAGACGTTCACCCAAGATGAAATCTTCCACCTGCGCGGCTTGTCTTCGGACGGCATTGAGGGGCTGTCGCCGATTGCGATTGCCCGCGACCCGATTGGACTTACCAAGGCGACCGAGACCTACGGCGCAAAGTATTTCGCCAACTCTGCCAAGCCGAGCGGTATCCTGACCACGGACGCCTCGCTCAAGGAAGACGCGGCCAAACAGAATCGCGCCATGTGGGAAAACGTCCATGCCGGCGCTGACAACGCGCACCGGGTGGCGGTGCTCACCAACGGACTGAAATGGCAAGCGGTCGGGATGTCGAACGAAGACTCGCAATTCCTGGAGCTTCGCACGTTCCAGATTGATGAGATTGCCCGCATCTTCCGCGTGCCTCCGCACATGGTTTACGAAATGAGCCATGCGACATTCAGCAACATCGAACACCAGAAGCTGGAATTCGCCGAGTACACCATCCTGCCCTGGGTGATCCGCTGGGAGGGGGCGATTCTCCGCGACCTTGTGACGGAGCCGGACGTCTATCTCAAGTTCAACGTGGATGGGTTGAAGCGTGGCGACTCGGCATCGCGGGCGGAGTATTACAGCAAGATGGTCCAGGGCGGCGTGTTCAGCCTGAACGACGTGCTCGAATTGGAAGACATGAACCCGCTTCCTGGTCCGGAGGGTAAGGCCCATTGGATGCAGCAGCAGATGGTTCCGATCGACATTCTCATTGCCGGACCCGCTAAGCCCGAGCCGGCGGCGGTCCCTGTAGACGAAGATACGGAGGACGAAGAAGTGACCGAAGAAGAAGCCAGGAAACTGCGGGAACAGAATTCCGAGTTGTCGGTCGAGGTCGGCAAGCTCCGTGGCGAGAA